ATACTAATGTAGATAACTTAATATTAACTGAATATCCAGTTATGGTAGGCTTTAGTGCTGTTCTTGATGCTAATGTCGATAATTTAATACTAACTGAATATCCTGCAATTGTTAATGCTGAAATAGTATTCACTACTGGAAGTCCTCAGTCATTAATAATAACTGAATACATGGCATCAGTTAATTATGATGCTGGTGAGATAGCTGCTACTACTGACCAATTAATATTAACTGAATATCCAGCAACTATTAATGTACCAGTAGATGTTCCTACTGGAGTTGATTCATTAATACTTACTGAATACCCAGCAGAAGTTGATTGGAATGTTCAACAGGATATAACTACTTCTGTACCGCAGACATTAATCATTACTGAATATCCTGCATCTATTAATGCATCTAACCTGGTATTCCAACAAACAGCTCAAGTACTTGATTTAGAAGAATATAGAGCATCTGTTAATTATGGTAAAGGTATAACTACTGAAGTAGATCCATTAATACTTACAGAAAAAGCAGCAGTCATTAATATAGGTTCATCAGGTAATCTAAATGTAAATACTGTTTTGGCGCAATTAAATATAACTGAATACCATCAAGGGGTTGGTTACGGGTTCAATCCTGCTTGGGTAAGATACGGGAGTAATATACTACTATGAGTGATTTTAAAAAAGCTGAACCTGTAGATGGGTTCACATTTGCCCTAACCAATAGGTTTTCTGGATTGCCGCAAGAAACTGGTATCTGTACAGGCTATTATGTTTTAGATGATGGAGTACAAGCCTTTCTTTTTCATACCCCAGTTCATAAAGGCAATGGACAATGGTCTGTAGATATAATTGCAGAAGAGTTTAATGGTAAGGTTTGTGGTTTATTGTTTACTCATCCAGATGCAGTATCAATACAGTTTACTATCAGACTTATTGAAAAACTGGTAGAGGATCTCAATGATGTACAAGCTGAAGAGATTGTATCTGGTGGTCCTATTGATACAGATGACGGTGGAGCCATTGAAACTGTTAATGCTGTCTTAGGACAAGAATGCACTATTCCAGATGGTAACTGGGTTAGTACTGGTCGCATAACTGATATTTTAACTAGATGCAGAGATTCACTATCTGATCTAACTAAACAACGTTGGTCTGATGATCGGTTATTACGTCTAATAGATGAAGGACAGAAAGATATAGTAATGAAAGCTAGACTATTAAGGTCTAAAGTTGAGATAGCTGTCAGAACAGATGTTAATGTTTATGACATTCCTGAAGAAGCTTTCCAAATTACTAGATGTATAGCTTCAGACGTACCAAGTACTGATGGTGATACTGATATAGATAGATTTATCTTACCAGTAAAAACACACTCTCAAATGGATATGCTTGATCCTGGTTGGGAAACAAGAGTAGGTAATGGTATTGAATACATTATCTTTGATAAACTTAATCCACGAGAGATCAAGATATATCCTATTCCAGAAGATCAGGATACAGTTAGTGAACATACCTTTTTAAGTTCTCTTGGTGTATTAGTTGAGTCTACTGGTGGCGATGGTGCAGAAGATGTTATATCAACTGATTTTGGTGTAGTATCAGATATTACTACAAATGCAATATTAACAGCTTCATTTAATAGTGACTTTGGTGTAATCACTGATATGGATTCTATTCTAGCAAGTTTAGTTGTATACTATATGAAACGTCCAGCTACTGTTGATGGTGATGGAGTTTTAGATGTAGATATACTTCTAGAGATAGATCCTATATTTGATAAGGCACTTAAGCATTATGTTACTGGTCATGCTTTTAGAGATGATCAAGATACACAGAATAAGGAAATGGGTAACGAAGAAATTGGTTTGTATGCTATAGAGCTTGAAGAAGCTATATCACAAAGCTCAAAAGACTTTACTGATGGTCATGACTTAAATTCTGACTATCGCAATGGCAATCTGGTCTATAACACAGGCTTTAATGATGGACTCAGAAAGAACAACTGGCAAAATCGATAGAGGATTATAACAATGGCATTAGAGAGAACTATAACTAAACAACTAGCAGGAGAAGAAGATCTCTTGTTAGGTGCAGGTACCGTAGATCAAGAAAGATACGGTGGTACTCAAACTATAACGCGAATTAGTCTACTTAAACATGTAGAAGATGTTGCAGCATTAAATGTCTTAGACTCAGATAAGTTTTTTATGGCTATGCGAGATGATAACCAGTCAATATATCATTTCCATGCTGGAGAGACATTATCTGTAGATAATGATTTAGTAGTTGCTGGTGTAGGTGGTCAATGGTTAAAGACTAATAATAGACCAGTATCTACTAATAGTGCAGATTTACTAGACGAAAGTGCTGTAATTAACTATGAGCATTTTAAAGCTTTAGGCACATATGTTTGGGATACTACTTCAGGAAAGCCTTTATGGGCATTAGGTCCAGCTACTACTGATCCTTGGGTAGATGCTACTGGCGCAACTATTTATACTCCGGTGTAACTTATGAAATTACAAGCATTTAATGGTGGGTTAAATACTAGGTTAGAGCCTCATCTTATTCCTATTACTGCTGGTGTACAGTATAAGAATATGGATAGTGAGACTGGGGCTATAAAACCAGTATTTGATAAAACTGATATTGCTCAGGCAGTAGAACAATACTTCTATAAATTTAATGACGAATGGATATCCTTTGCAGAACCGACTGAATTCGTCGAATTAAGAGGTATTTTATATTGGGGTGGAGATACACCATCTAAATATGATGGTACTAATGTTTATGGTATTGGTATTCCTACTCCTGATACTACACCTGAATTATCTGCAACTGAAATTGTAGCTCCCACAGGAATGACTGTAGTAGAAGAAACTGCACGAGGTGATACAGTACTTACTGAAGTAACTGGTACACTAGAATTCCCAGATGCATCATATAGTTATCGAACAGTAATATATGATGAGAATGACAATCAAGTTAGTTATGTAGATAACTTTATTGTTATAGTATCTGGTACTTGTAGACGTATAAATGTAACTAGACCAACTAAATTCTTTTCTTCTGGAGCTTATGTAAAAGTATATAGACTTTGGCTTGGAGAGTATCGCTTATTAGTACAACAAGATGATTCTAGTCCAGTATTTCAAGATGATGTTCTTAATATAGGTAGTGGATCAACTCCTTTACCTTTAATACAAGGTGGACATGATTCAGGTTTACATACTTATCATCTTGTTAATCATGATGGTGGCTTCCGTTCTGTTGCATATATAGATCAGATAACTCTTACTGAAGTTCCTGGAGATATATCTATAGTAAGTATTAGTGGATTTGCAGGATTATTTGGTGGAACAAAACTATACCGTATTGCACATAATGAAACTGTACCAAGATTATTGGCTCCAGTTCAATTTGCTGATACTGTTAAAGATTATCAAGAAGATATAAGTGGTAATGAAGAAATTCAAGATCCAGAAATGGGTCTAGATGGTACTTATCAATACGTAGTAACTTATTATAGTAGTATAGATGGTACAGAATCAGAGCAATCACCAATTACTTTAGAACAAGAAGTAAATGATGGTTATATCACTTTAACTGGTATTCCAGTAAGTGCAGATCCACAAGTAGATATTATAAGGCTTTATAGAATTGGGGGTTTCTTAACTGCCTTTACTTTGGTTCTTGAACTTCCTAATGGTACTACTACTTATTTAGATAATCTTAAGGATACTTCAGTTGCTGGGGACTTATTAGCATCAACAGCTAATAGTGCAGCACCGTCTGGTCTTAGATGGATGGTTGAAGCTTATGGTGAACTCTTCGGAGCTGTAGGATCTAAACTGTACTATACTGCAGGTGTTGGTAATCCTAACTACTGGCCTGCGTCTAACTTTATAGAGTTCCCAGATGATATAACTGGTATAGGTATTGCTGCTAATGGTATTATTGTCTTTATTAAGTATAAGACATTTTTAATTACTGGCACATCCCCAGAAAAATTTGTTCTTTATCCATTACGAGGAGATCAAGGATGCATAGATGGTCGATCTATCGCGCAATACGGCACATCAATTCTATTCGCATCAGCAGACGGAATTTGCATAACTTCAGGTGGACCAGTAAAGGTCATCTCAAAGGGCGCATTAGGAAAGGTAGATACTTCTCCAATAGGCGCTACAGTACACGATGAAGTATATTATCTTCAGAAGAGTAATAGTGAAATGCTTGCATTAGATTTTAGATATGAACCTATACTTAAAGAATTTGAATTAGGGACACTTAACGTTAAGAACTTCGAAGATACCTTATACGGTTGGTTTGATGGACAGTTATATACTTTATTTTCTAGTGATACTGAATTAGCTCTTACTTTTAAATCAGCAGTTATAACTGAAGGTTCATATACTAACCATAAACTGTATAATAACATTTATATAAGAAGCACAGGTTCCTATACTATTAAGGTCTATATAGATGGGATACAAAGGATAACTAAACTTATAGAAGAAGATGGCACACATGATATAGCTATACCTCAGTCTTATCAACGAGGTTATGGAATCCAATTCTATATACAAGGTACAGGATCTATTCAAGAAATTGAATATAAGGTAGTAGGAAGACAAAATGGCCGATAGTTTTATAGCAGTCCCACCTGACGTTGATGAACCTATAGCATTAAAAAGGTTCTTACAACGTTTAACAGATGAAATAAACGCTGGTGGCGGTGGTACTGGTGTTTCTTTGCCTGGACAAGCAGGACATGCAGGTCAATACCTCACTACTAATGGAATAAGTACTTCTTGGGCTAATGTAATTACCCATCAGAATTATTGGACTAGCTTAGCTGGTGGTTTATATAATAACACTGGTGAAAGTATAGAAATTAGAGCTAGAGCATTAGATGGTGAATCTGTACTTTACTTTGGTGATGGTAATGCAGTTGATGGTTATATTAAGTATGATAACCTACTAGATAGGATGGATATTGGTTCTGGTAATGTTTCTGCCATTTTTATTGATGGAGAACAACATGTAGGTATTAATCATCCTTTTCCAGAATACCATTTACATATGACTGTTAACAATGATGACGATCAGCATATGTTTGTTACCAGTAGAGTTTGTGCTCTTGACCCTCCACATCCACATATAGTATTAGAAAATGTCAATAGAACTAATTTAGTTTGGAGTCAGATAATAGGTGGTTATGCTTTTGATGCACTTAATAGTATTAACCAAGAAACTGAGTACTGCGAATTCCAAGGTTTAATGTTAGATGAAACAGCTGGTAGTGAAACTGGTGGTTTTCTAATAAAAACAAAATATAATGGCAGTGATGTATTTATAATTAATGCACAAGATACTAGTTTTGAAATAGTATCGCATAATGCAAATAGGCTTATTTCTTGGACAGATCCTAATCTAATTAGAATAGCAAATAATGGCATTTATGTAAATTCTAAACAACATATTGGTATTAACCAAGAATCACATGATTGGTGGTATGATCCTCTTAAAGTATTACAAATTGGTGATCGATTAGCCGTATGGTTAACTACTAATGGTAGTGGTGAATTCTCTAACAATGCTGTAGATGATGGCGATGACTTTACACGTATGACAGCTGGTTATGCTACCAGATTAGAATTACAAGCTACAGGTCACTTTCGTTGGATGACAGCTGGTACTGACTCAGCAGGTTCATTAATTGATTGGGACGTCAGAATGTTTTTAACCAATACTGGTAACTTAGCTATTGGTGGTAATATCAGTCCTGAAGCTCTGGTACATATTCATGCAGGTGATCCTGGAGTTGCTCCAGATGCTAAAGGGAATACTCTATTAGTTGAAAGTGATACTGATGTAGGTTTATCTTTATTATGTCCTGGTAATCCTTATGAAGCATCATTACTATTTGGTGATACTACAGATAATGTTTCTGCCAGGTTAAGATGGACACCAAGTTCTAACTGGTTTTATATGGGATCAGCAGCACCTGGATCAGCAACCAAAATAACATCTGGTAGCGGCGGAGTAGCAATTGGTATAAATAGTGCATTAGAAGTTGCTATTGGAGATGGTGCAGCATATACTATCAGAGCAGACCTTCATGTTAGAAGTGGTGATTCAACACTTAATAATAATCTTACTGCTGGATTTAATGAATTCTTAGTTGAAAGTGCTAATGACGCTGGTATGACTATTATGAATCCCAATACTGGTATAGGTGGTATAGCATTTGGTGATCCTGATAACAGATCAATAGGTAGAATTGAATATGATCACACAGTTGATGAATATGACTTCGTTACTGGTACTCATAATCGAGTAGAAATTGGTGGAGGTTCTGCTGATGAAGCTATCCTTAGAATTTTAGGAGATACTTTAATAATAGAACAGGATAAGACACCAGCAGATTCCACTGCTACAGGTACTAAAGGACAAGTAGCATGGGATGCGAATTATTTTTATCAATGTATAGCAACTGATTCTTGGAAACGTTTAGCACTAATTAATGCTTGGACTGAGGTAGTTGCAACAGTTCAAGCGTTAACATTAACAGAATATCCAGCTACTGTAACTTAGGAGATTATCATGGCAGAAAAGAAAGAAGTTAAAGAAATGAAAAAGATTGCAATTGATGAGGCAACTCAAAAAGATTTGAATGAACTACGTAGGGCTCAAAGAGAGATCCAAAACCAGATACAAAGCATCTGTCGGACTTACCAAAGAGCAAAAGGTGGAGAGGGGCAGTACGCACTTTCTGACGACAATAAAGCATTAGTTTTACAAGATCCTAAAAAGCCACTAAAGTCGGTACCAGGAGCTTAAGTAAAATTAATATTTTTAATACGAAATATGTGCTATAATTAGGCAGAGGTGACTATGGGCTTATCATTAGGAACAGTATTAGGTGCAGCAGGAGCGATCGTTGGGGGCATTTATGGTGGTCCCCAAGGCGCTGCAGCAGGCTATAGTATTGGCTCTGGTGTTGGTGGTGCTATCGAAGGAGATGAAGCTCAGCGAGATGCTGAGAGGAAAGCCGCCAAATCTAGAGCTGAATATATGGAGCACCAAAAAGGTATCTACAAGGACTGGCAAGAAGTATACGGTTCAGTAGAGAAAAACTTATCAGAATTCTATCAGAATCTAACACCAGAATCGTTAACAACGATGGGATTGCAAAAAGTGGAACAGGAGTTCACTAAACAGCAAACCGATATTCAACGATCATTCGGTCAACGCAATATTGATTCTCCAGCGGCGTTAGTTCAAATATTAAATCAAAGTGAAATAGCTGAAGCTGAAGCAAGAGCAGGTGTTAGAGCCACAGCTCCTTTTAAGGTAGCTGAAGCTAAGCAAGCTTTTGTTGCAACTGGAAAAGGTGAGAAAGTAGCTGCACAACAAGGTGTAGCTGGTGCTATTAATCAGAATACCAATTTCTATATGGGTGAAGCTGAGGCTTATCGTCAACAGACTCAACAAGCTTTATCAAATATAGGTGAAGGTATTGGTATGGCAGCAGGTGCTGATTGGAGTACTAGTGGCACTGGATCTGGTGAAACTGCTACATTAAATAGACCAACATCTCGTAACCCTAGAACGGAGTGGACATAATGGCCAGACAAATACTATCTATTGGCTTAGGCTCCGCAGTAATAAAGGGTGCTAAGTTATATAAACAAAATGTAGAACATGATGAAGACCGTCAAGTAGCTAGAGATACTGCTAATGCTAAGAAGGAATTGATGGATGAGAAACTCCGTCAGATGGGTTTACAGAAAGATGCAAACTTATTTGAACAGCAACTTCAGCAATCAATAGCTGCTGGTAAAGCTGCTAATAATAAGATCATGAAGATGGAGTCATATAACTTCTTTGATGCTTATGCTATTGATGATGATCCTAAACATCTAAATAATGCAATTCAAAGTATACCAGCTTTGAAAGGTGTTATTGAAATGGGCTTTGGTGGTGAGATTGCTAAAATTCAGCGTTTAGATATGACTAATCAACAAGATCTTAATCTTCTACGTCAAGAAGAAGGTATTGATCCTAGTGCTCCATATAAGCCACCAAAAGAAGGTAAAGGTGAATCACTTAACTTAGATAATATTCGTGCAAGATATTTAAAAGTTATTGGTAAGGATGGTACTGAACGTATTATTGATGTAGCTGATGATCTTTATGCTTCTACCGGTTATTTCAATCATAAATCTAAACAAGCGCAAGATGAAATCATTTCTAAAATGACTATAGCAAGTAAAGCTAAAAAACTTTCAGGTACAGGTACTCCTGGTGAGATTGAAAAGACGGCAAGGTTTATTGCTGAACAAACCAAAAACTCAGATGATCCAATTACTGTAGAACAAGCAGCAAGAGGTTTATATCTAGATAGAATACAAGGTAATGTTGCTGGTCAAATAACTGCTTCAGATAGAGCTGAAGGTGAACTCTTAGCTGCTGCAGGTATTGATCCTAAAGATAAGGAAGCATTTGGTAAATTTAAAGACCTAGATGTAACTTCTCCTGAAATGGAACAGAAACTGCATAGTAAAGTTGTTGCTCTTGAACGTTTATCTAAAGAGAATATGTCTGATAGACAGAAGAAAGACTTTGAGACTATCGCAGCTGGTATATCCTCTGCTAAATCAGCAACTGATTTGGAAGAACCTTCAACTGGTTTGCTTGATGTACCATTGGATAGCATGTCACAGTATATTGAAAATGAAATGGGTGCAGATGAAGTTGCTCAGAAGCAAGCACGTAATGCTTATTATAGTTTGCGTAATGTAATACGTCACACTATATCTGGTGCATCTTTAACAGAGGCTGAGATTAAAGCCTTTAATGATGCTTATGGTACTTTGAAACAGAAACTACCTGCAGTATTATCTGGTCTAGTTGTTCAATTACGTCAAACACGAGGTAAGATTGCTGCAATGTCTAAGACTCTCCACCCATTAGCGGCTCACTATCGTATAGGTGGTACAAGACAGAATCTAGATACGCTTATTGAGCATTTAGATACTAGACTTGAAGGTCTTGGCAGTGAGGGTACTGCTGTTAAAGAGTTCTTTGAGGGTGGACAAGGAGCTGAGCAATGAAAGCAGACATTCAAGATCTCAGAGATACCTTTAAGATAGGGTATGAAGCATTTGAAGAATCTAGACTTGAGGCGAATGAAGTCTGGAATATGTTTCATAATAGACAATGGACTGAAGACCAGTTAACTATCTTAGCTAATCGTGGACAACCTGCAGAAACGTTTAATGTTGTTAAACTCTTTGCCAGGATGCTTCTTGGATACTATTCTACTGTTATTAATACTACAGTAGCTAGTCCTGTTAAGATTCAAGATATTTATACTGCTAGTCTTATCAGTGATCTAATTAACTATACATATCGTCATAACAACTTCATAGCTGAAGGTGAGAAGATTAAACTATCTGGTATAATTTCCGGATTGATGTGTAGTTATACTGATGTTGTTGATACTGGTCGTAAGGATCAATTCGGTAGACCTATCTATGATATCACTTTAGAGCATGTACCAGATTCTGAAATAGTCCTGGATCCTATGAGTCATAAGGATGATTATACTGATGCTCGTTATATTCATAGATTCAAATGGTTAAGTGAAGAAGCAATGGTTGAACTGTTTGGTCAATCTAAAGTTAATGAATTAGATGAGTATTATAATTTCTTAAACATTGATGAAGCTGAGTTTGAATACAATTATAACTATCAGTTCGCTGGTGAATATAGAGTACACAATAACTATTTAGTTGTGCATTCTATTATGAAGACTGATGATGGAAAAACCTGGTCTTGCTTCTGGTCTAATGAAACTATGCTTTCTAAAAAAGAAGTAACTTTTAAAGACGTTCCTTCTCCTTATCGTGTACAGAAATTACATACTTCTGACATTACTGAATATTATGGATTATTCAGAGAAGTAAAAGAATCTCAGAAAGCAATTAACCAGGCATTAATTAAGATTCAATTAATGGTTAATACTCAGAAAGCATTCGTTGAAGAAGGTGCTGTTGAAAGTATGTCTGCCTTCACTGATGCCTTCAACCGAGTTACTGCTGTTATCCCAGTCAAGGATCTTGCTGGTATTAAGGTTGAAGCACTATCAAGAGAAGTATTAGATCAATATGCAATTATAGATAAAGCTTTTGATCGTATACAACGTATTCTATCTATTAATGACAGTTTCCTTGGTATGGCATTTGCTTCTGATTCTGGACGCAAAGTGAAACTCCAACAGAATGCTACAATCATCGCCCTAAGGTATCTCACAGGTCGTCTGGAGTCATATTATAGATCTTTGAGTTGGGATATAGCAAATCTAGTCAAACAATATTATACGGCCACACAGGCCATTAGAATTGCTGACGAGACGACAGGAGAACGATGGCTAGAGATTAATAGACCAATGGAACAATGGACTGGTCAAATGCAGAATGGTCAACCAGTCATGGAATACGTTTATGAAGAAGTACTTGATCCAGCAACTGGTGAACCATATGTTGATGAAGAAGGTAATATAGTTGTTGCTCCCATACCAGAAGGGGCAACAGAGATTGCTTTCACTGATGTTAATATTGAAATAAATACTGTAGCTTACAATGATGAAGATGAAAAGAATCAGCTAATGCTAGAGACTATCTTAACTGGTGGCATTGGTCAAATGTTAGCTCAGGTTAATCCTGCTGGGTATTTCAAAGCAGCATCACTAAGCATTAAAACAATGAAGACTAAGCACTCTCCAGATATCAGTATGATACTGGAACAAACTGCTCAAGCTTTAGGTGGTAGTCCTGAGGCTGCACAAGAAGCATCGAATATGGCTCAAGCTAGTAATGGTGGTGGTGGAGGAGGTAGTCCTAAAAGTGATACAATGAAACTTCCACAAAACACTAATGAAGGTTCAGCCTAATGGGTCTTCCCAGTTCTTTACTTAAAGAAATCATTGATACTCTTCCATCTGATTGGAGGACTAAGAAAGAGTCTGTTATTCCTTTTCTTAAAAAGAGGGGAGTTAAACCTGATGAGATAGATGCATCAGGGATAGCCGACTTTTTAGGTAAAGCAAAAGGTGAAAGAGTAAATAAAACTCAGCTCCAGGGTTTTGAAATTCAACGAAAGGATATGCAGAAACAAGTTGTTGAAACTGGACGTACTGCTGGACATATGTCTACTTTACTTCCAAGGTCTAATACTGAAACTTATAAAGTTAATATGCGTAAGTTTCACTTTAAGGAACCTTTTAACGATAAATCAAGAAGAAGAGCTAAAACTCATTTTGGTACAGATACGCTTTGGTGGACTAGAACTACTAATGAAAAGATTGGTGGTCTTAATACTCGTTTAATACAAGAAGCGCAGTCTGATATACATCAGCAGGGTAGACGTCTTGGATATACACATGGTGAAGCAAAAGATATAGTTAAAAGATCAGAAGCAGGTGTTATAGCTGATAAGAGAGCTATAAATGATATTGAGCAACAGATGTTTGAGTTAGAACAAAAACGTGATGCTGTACGAGCTCTCCGTACTGACGTTGAAATTATGGATCCAAAATGGGATGAATATACTGAACAAATGTCAGTCCTAGGTGATGAGCGTAGAACGTTAAGGAAACAAAAGACTGCGCTTAAAACAGGTATCTGGCCTAAAGAAATGCTTGAGCGTGATGTCAAGTATAGAATGGACGTACAAGAAAAGAATGTTACTGATATAGTTAGGTCCGTTGAACGAAGAGCATTAAATCCTGTAAAAGATGAACTACTGTATGAAGAAAAGATAAACAAACTCTCAAAAGAATTAGATGAAGCTTTTAAAGCAGATGATCCTGATAGAGCATTATCCATTGAAGAAGAAATGGAACTAATTAACTCTTACTCTATTGATGCTGAAAATAAACTGGCTGAGTTTCCATCAGAAGCAGTAGATTACTTAATGGCAAAAGAACGAAGCACCAAACTAAATAATAAACTGGATCAAGTACATAGAATGGCTGGTGGACGTAATGCTGAACAAGAAGCTAATGTTCTTAAATTAGAGCAGGATGCAAAGGCAGCAAGAGTAGAGGAAGCTATAACAGGAACTAGATGGGATAAGAAACAAGCACAATTGTATGAAAAGAGTGAGATGACTTCACCATTCCCACCGTCCCCTTATAAGGAATCGTGGACCAGGAAAGCATTAGAACAAGAGATACTTGATGCAACTGAAGCAGGCCAAAATGCAATAGCTATTCCATTAGAAGGTGCTAAAGACTTTTTAACTCGTGGCTCAGGTGTACAGAAGTGGTATGAATTAAGTATGCGTAAATCTATGCAGAAACTTGCTAAAGATATTGGTGGAGAATATAGAGAAATTCTTCCTCCTGGTGTAAGAAGAGCTAAGAAGCCTACCAATATAGAAGAAGCTATGAATATTCTTACTGCTGATGAACAAGCAGGAAAGCGCATTAGGGATTCTTACCATTTAGGTGGACCTAAAAATGAACGCTTAGTACCAGGTAGTAAACCGTTTAATAAAGCTGCAGACCTTTTATTAAACAAGTGGGATGATGTAAATAAGAAAGTATTAGTTTTAGATGAGAAAGGATTAACACCAACTAATGCTGAAGCTATGCCTGGAGAGCAAGAGTTTCATGACTTCTTTTCTGTTGATTGGCAGACAGAAGAAAAGGTCGCAGAGGTATTAGGTTATCAAATAGATAGGAATGAACCATGGGATCATGATGAAGTAGTTCGCTTAGTCCAAGATAATTGGGAGCAAGTGAAGACATACTTTCCACCAGAAATGGGAGGAGTACCTGCACCAGACTTAGCTGAAGCAAGAAGATTTGTAGAAGAACCTGATAACGATAGATTAGTACAAATTATTCTTGACGGATATGTAGATGCAGAAGATTACCAAGCAATGGGTCCAGAAGACTTTAATGAGCATCTATCTAATATATTAGTTGAGAACTGGCCTGACATTGTTAGACAAATACCAGAAGACTTGTTAACAGATATATCAGGTACTCCTGGTGTTGTAATGGGTCAAATAGTATTTCCAGAAGATGGTAAAAGTATAAAGAAAATTGCAGATAAGTTTAAACTATATAGTGCAGGTGGTGCAGCCGTTGGTGCTGGTACCTTATCTACCGATCAAAATGACTTAGACTTATTCTTTAAGTCTAGAGGATACGACTAATGCCCTTAGAAGAAGAACAGTTATTTCAAATGGCGCAAGACGCTGCCGATGCTGGAACTAAGAAGTGGTTACCACATCACATTGAAGACTACTTTGTTAATGAACGAGGTGCAGATCCAGTTTTAGCTCGTCAAGCTACTGTTCGTGCGTATAGTGGTATGGTAGATACCCTAATTAATAGGGATTTTCCTGAAGCTAAGATTCGTGCAGGAATGAGTGAAACAGGTATGGAAGCGGATTTCATTGACGAAGTACTAAGTTCATTAGAAGGTCCAAGACAAGTAATTCAAAGACCAGAAGATGTTCCAGAAATGTATCCTGTATCTGATGATATGAAAAGGATTATTAGTGATAGGTATTCACCAGAAAATGTAGCAGCAATGACTAAACAGATTTACTCTGATGAAACTACTGATATTCAAGGTGCTATATCCGCTATATTTCCTGATATGAAACCTGAAGGTTATGAAGCATACGATAAAGATATTTCTAATAAGGTTATGCAAGTAATGACTGAAGCAGGATTTCCAGTAGAGCAAAGAGGTAATAGAATCTTTATTGATACAAGTGAAGAAGATGATGAAGAAAAACAACTTGAAGAGTTAACTCCTGGATTTATAGATGAGTTAGCCGCCAATAGAGCTAATATTGCAGGATCTGTTATTGCTGGTACAGCAGCAGGTGCATATGCTAAAAAGAAAGCTTTAGGTACAATGGTATTTGGTTTAACTCCTTATGGTAAACTTGCTCAAGTTATGAATTGGGCAACTACTTTAGCTGCTGGAGCAGCTGGTGGTGTAGCTGGTGGTTCTCCAGGTGCTGCTTTAGATGCTGCACGTAATGCTGCTGTAATTAAAGAAGAAATGGAAGTATCAGACTTTATGCGTAAGATAAAGTCAGCAGGTAAGATGGAGGCTATCTTTGGTGTATTAGGTTCATTAGCTATTGATGGTGGGATACAAGTATTCAAAGGTATGGCAAGAGCATATGATTTAACTATAGCGGGTAATAAACAAGGAGCATATGAGTTACTAAAAGAGATTCATGGATTAGATGATGCACAAGTTAAACAACTAATTAAAGAATTTGAAGTAACTACTGGAGAAAAAGTAAAAGGCTTAACTCTTGCTACTAAAGCTAAACAAGTTATACCAATAACACAACCTGGTGGTGAGGCCTTGGTTGCTGCTGCTTCTGGGTTTGAACCAACAGCAGGTACTACATTACTACGACAAATAAGTGAACGATCTGCTCAATTAAGTGATGAGATAGGAAAGATTTCACATAATGTTAATGCTCCTATAGTTATTAAGAACTTACTAGATTCTCATGATACAGCAGTTAAACAGTTTTATGGTTTAGTTAAGGATGAAGCTAGAATTGCGTCTAAAGCTAGTGGTTATCAGTTTGATTATGACAAACTAGCTTTAGAACCAATTATGGAAAGTATTCATAGTAAAATCATGAATCCTACTACCAGGAAGATGTTTAAGAATTACATGCACAGAGTACGTTCTTTAGGAGGTGTAGCAGAAATAATTACTCCTGAAGTACCTCCAAAGACTGTTGTACGTAAATGGGCAAGAGGTGGTGTTCAGACAAGAGAAATAGCAGGTACTCCAGCAGTAATCGAAGAAGGTGCTACTTTACGTTCATTCGAGGATTTACTAGACTTACGTAAAACTGTTAATGACTTTAAGTATAATAAACGTATTAGAAGTCATGTAGACTTTGATGCTATTAATACTGTTATAAGTAAAATAGATGGTGAGATTAAAAGAACTGCGCCAAAGATTATGGAGAATGGTGATCAATGGCTAGAGGCTTGGAGTGTTGCTAATACTCGTTATGCTAAGATGAAGAAACTTGAGAAGAATGCTTTAACAAGAATCTTCAGAACTCCTGGTGCTAATCCTCAAGAAATAGTTAAACGGATGGGTAATAAAGTATCTGCTATTGATGGTACTTTTATGGAAGTAATACATGCTTTACCATTGAAACAAAGAGGATTGGCTGAAGGTGCTGTCTTGGATCTAATGAAGAATAAATATACTGTAGGTACTCCTGATGGATTCTCTGCAGTACATTTTCCTAAGCTTGCAGAAGAATTAAAGCACATTACATTTACTTCACCAGAAGCACAAGATCTTAAAAAGCTTGTTACTGAGATGGCAAAGGTATTTAAGAATGATGTTAACTTGTATAGAGTCTCTGGTAATATTGAAGTACCAGGATTCCAAAGCTATTTAACAACTGATCCTGTTATAAGAGCTAAGTTTGAAGTAATGAGTGGTGTATTTAATGCAGTTAAATCTCGTCTGCCTGGTAAGAAAGGACAGACAATTGCCCTAGTTAAAGACGTAGCTGCATTCCTAGCCGAACCTACTAAAATGAAGAATATTGAACAACTTAAGTTAGCATTTCCAAAGAGTACAGAAATGGAAATTGGTATTAAACGCCTAATTGCTCAAACTCCTAAAATGGGCGAGATGGGAATTTATCCAAATATTCAAGTACATAAGGTATATAAGCCTGGATCTAAAGCATCACAGATCTGGAGATATACTGATGAAGAGACTGCTAAGTCTGTTGCTAGAAGAAGTGGTTCAAAAGTAGAATCACAACAAGTTGTACCAAATCTAATAGCTACTGAAGAAGAGATTATGAAAGCTGCTGGGTGGGAAGAATGGCCTGGTACGGGTTTAGCAGATTTACACAAGAATAAAGATTTAGTAGAGCGATTAAAAGCACAAGGGTTTATTGGTATGGCTTTAAAAGACGTAGAAGGCCCTCAAATCAGACCAGATACATTAATATTCAAATAGGTGAGAAAATGGCTATAAGACAAATTACTAAGCAGTTAGCAGGTGAAGAAGATTTAACTATTGGTGAAGGTACTGAGGTCCAACCACGATCTAGTGGTAATGTAACTATTACTAAATTAAATCTAGCTAAGTGGGTAGTTGATGCTGCAGCATTAACAGCATTAGGTACGGCTAAGTTCATTCGGGCCAAAGTGGGTGATAATGAGGTACCATACTATTGGGAATCTGGAGATACTCAAACACCAGATGGAACAACTGTTATAGCTGGTGCTGGTGGTAATTGGTTACTAGCGGATCCTAGTCTTGCATTAGCTATAGACTTAGCAAGTATTGCTCCGAATTTTGGCGCTTCAATGATTGGTGTTGAAGATGCTGGCGGTTACTTTGTAGCAGAGAATCTTGAAGATGTTTTATCTGAGATATTTACTAGTGTAGCAGTTCCACCTGCAACTCAGGGTGAAGTAGATACTGGAATAGAACCTCTTAAATATGTATCTCCACTTACTTTACAAGGTAAGACTGCATCAGAGACTACTAAAGGTATTGTAGCAGTAGCAACTGATGCTGAAGTATCTACTGGTACTGACGATACCAAGATGGTTACTCCTTTGAAGTTAAAGAATTCTATAGTAGCTCCACCAGCTACATGGCAAGAATATAATAACTTCTTACTTCATTATGGTGATGCTTCTGATGGTGATGTATCTATAAGTTCTACTATAACAGTTTCTGACTGGTATCAAGTTGATAACTTTACATTAAACGCAGGATTTACCTTAACTTTTGATATTCCAGTTGCTATTATTAGAGCTCAAACATCTATCACAATTAACGGTGATATTAATATGGATGGCTCTAATAGGGATCTATTAAAGAATTATGGTGCTTCATTAGTTGGACCACACAGTTCAGGTGGTGGTGGTGGTGGTGGCGGTGGTGCTTATGAGACTTATGATGGCAATCCTAGTGATCCTGGTGACGATGGTAATCCTGGTGATGGTATGTTTGTTCTTAGTGGTGGATCTCCTGGAGACGGTGGGTATATAGATGGTGGACTATTTAGTAATGGTCCTGGTGATAATGGTGTAGCAGGAGTAGTAAGACCTCCAAATACTAAACAAGATGTAATATCTATTTTAGGATCTTTACTAGGCAATAGTGGTGATGGTGGTAGGGGTGGTAACGGTGGTGTAGGAAGAACTCAAAATAGTCAAGGTATTGGCGGGCTAGGTGGTATCGGTGGAGGATTACTTATATTAATCGCTCCAACTATTACATTAGATGCTGCAGCTACTTTCTTCTCTAGAGGTGATAATGGTGATGTTGGTAGTAATACTAATGAGAGTGGTGACTTCTCTAATGGTGCTGGTGGTGGTGGCGGTGGCGGTGCTGGTGGTACTGTATTAATCATCCATGAGATAGGAAACTTAACCGATAATAGCGCTAAAGTATTAACAGCAGGAAATGGTGCTTTTGGCGGTACTGTATCTGGTACTGGTCATGATGGTGGTTCTGGTGGTTCTGGTGCTGTTGGTTGGTGGCAAGCATTTCCAGTAACATTAGGATAATATAATGGCTTACAGATATTTTCCAGATCATGAACTCCAATGTCATTGTGGTTGTGGTAAGCATAAGATGCATCCTGACTTTATGACAGACTTAGTTAACCTTAGAGAGTATTTAAACTTTCCTTTGCCTCTTACGTCTGCTTGGAGATGTGAATCACATAATAAGGATATTGGTGGGTATAAAGGATCTAGACATCTTAAAGGCCAAGCTGTGGACATTCAAGTCCATGGCGAGAAGGCTTTACAGTTACTAGACGCTTTAAAAACGTTTGGATTTAATGGAGTTGGAGTGAGTGCTAAAGGAGACTTTGGCGATCGATTCATTCATATTGACCAGCGTCTAAATGATGCTCTATGGAGTTATTAAATGAGATGGTTATCTATACTTGCTTTAATGCCAGTATTAGCTTTTGCGCATGGTAGTACAACTATTGTACATGAGCATAATTATACTACGGTGCAAGAAGAATGTACTGGAAGTGCTTTAGCTATTGCTAAGGCACAACATCAGATGGATTTAAGTACTCGTTCTTTACAAGGATCATTAGCTATTGGTTCTTTTAAAGACTGTACAGGCTTCAGCTTTATGGGAGGTCAACGTTTAAGTAATGGTTTACTATTAAATGGTAGTATTGGTATTGAAGATGGTGAACCAGGTTATGGTGCTGGCGTACGGTGGAACTTCTAATGGATAGGTTTTTTAAATACTTTAAAGTTACTATGGAGGATATGATTAAACCATTCATGGAAAACAAGAAAGCAATTTGTTTTTTACTCGCATTAGCTATTGGTGGAGGTGCTTATACGACTATTGATCTTCTAGGACGAACTCATGTGGATGAACAAGAACTTCATGTTCCTATTTCAGAGCAAGTGAAGGAGGTGATCAAGTCTACTGGGGTAGTTAAACGGACTGACCCCGAGATGGTTCATTGTACATGTCAATACGATGAAACTAAAATTCCTAAGTGGTTTAAACCTTATAAGGAGTTACATTGATGGAAAAGTGGATGTCAAGAAAATTAGCAGTAGCGTTAGGATTAACAGCTCTGTGTACATGGCTACTTTATTTAGGT